GGTAACAGTGACCGTCGTCGAAGTAACTGCAGAAACCTGCTTGTCGGTGAAGTTGTAAGGAACTGCGCTACCTGCCGAAACAGTAACCGAAGCAACGGTAACCAGGTCGCCCACCTTGAAAAGGTGACCGGTGGCTACAGTGTAAGTGGCAGTCCCTGATACGGTACCTGCGACAGCGCCAGTGATGGTGCCGTTCTTTTGGAATGAGGCGGCGGTGGTCGGAACCACTGCTCCTGCGGCCACAGAAAGGGCGGCAGCAAGGATGCTGACTCCAGCAACTTCGATGTCAAAAGTCGCAGCAGACCCGGCGGGGGCCGAGTTCAACTGTAACGTTGCGCCAAGAATCTCTGCGGTGAATGGCATGGGGAGTGCGGCTTTTTGGGCAGCGGACAGTACTGTTACATCGTTAAAAATAAATGCATTGCTCATTTTTTTTCTCCTACTTTTAAGGGCCCTCTCTGGGCTAATAAAACTTTACTACAAAAACATCATCCGCAGAGGGAAGGATTGAGTTATTCCCAAGAATGTTTTGCTAGACCAAGTTCGAATGCCAAAGCAGGATAATTACCTATTCTAATATGGCAAGAACGACACACGCATAACAAGTTTGATTCATCAGTAATTGACCCGCCCTGAGAGCGTCTGACAAGTTCATGGACATCAACGGTATTCATTCTTACATAAGTCGATTTTTTGTCATATTTAGCAAAAACTGGACACGCCTGACAAAAAGGAAACTTTTCTACCATTTTCGCGACTACTTTTCGCCGTTCTACGTATTCTGCTTCCTTTTTCTTACTCCGATAGCGCATAATCTCTCCGATACTTATAAATTACTTGTATCGATATTATCAAATCCCCAATTATTTGATAGCGCAGACCAGAGAGCAATATCTATTGGAGTTGCCTCTAAGTCATTTTCATTCATCATGGCACGATGTTTGGCAATTGCTGCCTTCAAGAAGTCAACCTGTTCCCAGCCGTTAGATTCAACAGAAGAACCAGTCTCAATCATCGCCGTCACTTGGTCCAGACGCTTATTGACATGAAATTTAAAACGTTCAATCTTATTCCGCCGACCTTTATAGGCATCGTTGGCCTTAGTTTGAAGACGGCGACTGCCTATTGAATCAAACAATTCACGGTCATTTTCCTCATCGTGAATGAGGTCAGAAAGTTGGTCGTCAATATTGGAGATTAAAGCAAGAAGGCATCGTTGCCATTTATACCAATTTTCTTTCTGCATCAGAATATCGCGTTGCGACGAAGACAGTTTATTTTTTACTTCTTCCGCAACAAGATAAGCGAATGTTTCGTCATTGATTTGGTTCATCGTTTCCATCCTGGACATATTGATTTATAGGCGCACCAGTCACATAAGCGAGATTTATTATATTTAAAATCTCCTGTTTCGCATGCTGTTTGTACTGCATCGTGCGTTTCTTGAACATACTTTATGGTGTTGTCGAAATCTTCTTCAACGAGTTCATGTTTAAAAATAACCCCATCTTTGAGATAAAGCAACTTAATTTCAGAGACATCAGCCATCTCTAAATTTCTTAATAATGTTGCATAGATTTGAAGTTGCAAATATTTATCTGCCATCCATGCTTTTTTGGGTGTCTTGCCTGTCTTGTAGTCAGAAACACATACGCCGTTCTCTACAACGTCAAGCCTGTCAATAAAACCTTTGACAGTAGCGGTGCCAATGAGTCCGTTGACTTCCGTTTCGATTCCTTTAACTTCAACAACGGATGGGTCCTCAATTTTGAAAACATTCTCCACACACCACCATGCTGACCAGCGGAACTGATGAACGTCAGATTCCCTCACGAAACCTTTAATCCGATTAATCCAATCTCCGGTTTCCCATACTTGACGGGCGAGCATCTTGGCGGACTCAACATTGCGCCCATCAAAAGGTAGGGCATAAAATTCTTCCAATGTTTCGTGAACAAAATTTCCCAATAAAGTTGCCGATGAAGGCAAGTCTGGTATTTTGTCAATTTTGTTGAACTTAAATTTTAATGGGCATTGATTGAACGTGCCCATTGAAGATGCTGAAAGATATGGTGGAGGAGTGTACGGGGGACCCTTTTGTTCACTCATGAATAATCTCAGAACCAGGGAACATGAGTCGTGTGCACTCCTCGATGAGTGCCATAAGCGACTGCATGGTTGCTGTTTCTAATGTTGGCTTAGGTCCGCCACCCGAGTATTCTTCCCAGAATTTACCTAGTTCTACTTTTTGTTCAGCGGTTAATGCCTTGCTTGATTCGCGAAACCGTTCCCATAGACTGGCAACTGCTGGGTCTACTTTTGGTGCTGCAGCAATAACATCTTGTTCAATTTCCAAACTCAATGCTTCATCCGAACGGGCTAAGTAGAGGGCGATACCGAACTGTTGTGCAGCCTTTTTGAGCGCATCAGAAACTGCACCTTTGAACTCATCGCCCAAATCTACAATTTCACCACTCTTCATACGCTTGATTTTTTGGCCACCAAATCCATCTTTTTGAACCATTGGAGCCCAATCATTATTGATTGTTAAGCGAACATGAGCAACAATGAAATCTGGGTCAAGTGCATCGCGTTCACATTTAATAATTTCCGATGACCATCCCTTTACCCCAAAGGTACGATTGAGCCGTGTGATGACTTCGCTTACGGGAATATAAGTTAAAGCCGTTCCACCCTTACGCAAAATACGTTCCACTTCGGGTGGGAATGGTTCACTCAGTTCAGCAAGAAGACGTGCTGATTCAATTTGTGCACGTTTTTTTTCTTCTTCATCCAATTTGCGAGATTCCGCACGATATTTCAATTGGCTCTCAAATTCTGGCATTTCTCCATCGGTTGACATTATAGTTTCCCTTTCTTAATAACGATGCTTATTTTACCTTCTGATTTTTCACAATAATTATCTACGTTGACACCAAGTTTGCCAAGTTCCCCGACTCGCCAATATGAAGGCGCTGCGTATTCGAACATCTTAACCATCATTTCGTCAGGTGTCAAGGTGATTTCGCCAGTATCCATATTGATGGCAAGTTGAGAAATCTTTGCTGCCACCTCAACGGCCAAACCTTTATGGTTCCATGCCTTGCGGTCAGCACCTTGCTTGCGCTCAATCTCCGTACCATCTTCAAGAAAGATGACTGAATCTTCCATTTTTTCAGCGAAACGAGTATTTGATTCGTCGTGGATATAACCAATATCTTTTTTTAATGAGTTTAGTTCAACCATTGCTGAACATAAACTTTTCAAATCAACACCATCTTCTTGGAGGGCGTTGAACAATTCGTTGCCTGCCTCGCCAATTAGACGACGAATATTTTCAATGCTCTCATAAATTGGACTATTCAACATAAACCCCTTTTTAGTAGTTACTTAGATGATGATACCGATTCTTTTGCGTTGAGGCAACCCCAAGCCAGTTAAATGTGTAAAAGCACCTACGACTGAGTCAACTTGGTCATCATGGTCGCATGCTTCGGGGAAAGATGATAACTCGTCCATCCAGTCCGTAAGCCAAGGAGCGCGTAAACACCTAATGTTTCCATTGGCAACTGCCGCTGCAAAAGGACGCGCTCTGGTGACTTTGTCTCCAGTAGCACGGATTCCACCAAAGTCATACCCTGATAGTACATACCTTGCGTACTGGTCTACGAGAGCCTTGCCGGAAGAGCCTGGTTCTTGTTCCATGCGAATAGCAACGAGCGGTCCGTCCTCATACGCTGTCTGAGCAATAAGTTGTTCTACTTTTTCTCCACGAACGCGAGCCTTCTTGACATCTAGGACATAAGCAACACCTTGGTCGAACAACATTAATGTCCCAACCGTCCAGTCAGGATTAGGGTTCGAATATGAGGGCTCTGTTGCTGCGAGGTCCCAGAACCTGACAGCACGAGCAGTTGACGTGATTGCTGGCATATCATTTTGGTCTAAGAGGACAATAGATGCTCTATCAAACATCGTTCCTAGAGTAGTAGCCCACCAGTCACCTTCTTCTAGGCGCTTCCGCTCTACAGGGTCCAACGCCTGAAGTGCTTGACGATAAGAATCAGCGTCGATACCAGGGTTGTCTGTAAGTTTTGATGGCACAAATACACGCCCTTTTTCTGTTCCTTCAACGATAAAACGTTGACGAACCCAATTCGGTGCAGGGTTACAGGCAGAACGCATCCGTAGTGGCACTTGAGCCAAGGGTCCTGTTGCTGGACGGCGTAGACGGGAGAACATATAGCGATAGTCGGATTCACGAATTTCTGTAACTTCGTCCATCCCAATAAATTGAAATTCTGCACCCTTGTAGCGCAGGTAGTCCTGCTGGTTATTTAGGTATCCGAAAGATAATCGAGCCCCTGATGGGAATAC